TTGCTTTATCAACTCGACCTTGTAACCATGTTCCAGCGAGGCTACTTATAGGTCCTATTATGCTCCCTAACATATTATTCTCCTATTTTGGTGAGGAAGGATAGCACCCTTGCGAACCTTCCTCAAAATTTAACATTTCCACCTTCTTCTTGCTTGTCTTATTCTTGAATTAGGATCATTTCTTGTTTTTGCTGAACTTCTTTTAAGTTGTCCTAATGATCTTGCACAATATGATTTTCTTCTTTTAGCAGCTTTACTACCAGGTTTTACTTTACCAGTAACAGCAGTTTTTAATTTACTACCAGGATTTTCACGTCTGTATCTAGCAACACCTTTGGCAGTCATTCCTGCACCTTTTTTAGTAGGTCTTTTATCACCACTCTTTATGGTGTAACCTTTCATGCTACCCTTTTTTCGTGCCACGCTTCTTTCTCCTTGCTGCCTCTACTCTTCTAGGCTTACCTGCTGGTTGTCCTATTCTTTTCTTTTGAGCTATTCTTTTTGCTTTTTCTGATTTGGACATTTCTCCTGCAGTTTTTGGGGTCTTAGACGAAATCCTTTTCGAGGGTCGGCAATATGGAGTACCCCGTTTCTCACCTTTGCGTCTCCCACAAGCCTTACCCGTCCTGACATCTTTCCAATCCTCCTTAAACCAACGCTTTAACGCTAAACCTGATTTTGTTTTACGAACAGCCATTAAAAAGTCCTAGTGCGTTTTCGCCTTGAATTTTCAACTTGACCACAACCTCTAGCAATAAATCCACCTTTAGCCATTTTTACAACGCCACCAGTGGCTTTTTTCTTTGCTTTTTTAGAAGATTTACCATAGTTGGCTGCACCAACTTTTCTACATTTAGCAATAGCTCCTGAAGCATACGCTGATGGAAAAACTCTATATCGAGCTTTGACTTTATGATAACAAGCGTCTTTTGGCATAACTACCCCTTTATTGTTTTAGTAATCCATAAAAATAGTGCATATACAACTAAACCATATACTGTTGCAATTCCAATATCAACTAAATGTTCACGCATATGATAGATGAATTGAATACCAGCTTCAACATCACTGCCACCACCTTCGTTAAAATTAACTGTTTTAGTTAAGTTTTCTACATCACTTATTGTTTGTTCCATCATTTTTTCTTACTCTTTTTTTGGAACCGATTTAGGAACGCAATAAGCCTTAACCCAAATTTTGCTATCCCCTGCGAGGGAAGGATCGTAGTTTTGCGACCTAATTTTCTGTGCAATTCTAAGACACGCATCCAAATCACTGAAGTAGACACTTTCCTGCACTGTTCCTGATAAAAATACAACTAACAACCATGTCATTTACCATTTTCTTTCGACCTTGTAAAAGCTGTCGTACCCATAAAAGTAGCTACTATACCTAAATTTGCCACAACATATGTTGAAAGTAAAGCTGTGACCATCTCAACTCGTGCATCTGGTATAGCTGGTGACATAACTAAAACTATTAAAATAATAGATGATACAGATGATACCCAACAGAGCATACGCTGTTGATCTTGCATCTTGTCAGAGTTTTCAAGTCGTATCATATGTTCAGATCGTGACAGTTCCTGATCACTTACAACTCCGTCTCCATCTAAGTCAAATTTTTCATATTGACTGCCTTTTTGTAATTTTTTGCTCATTTAAAACTGTCCTTTATACTTCTTATCACGTTTTTAAGAGTAAATGGTTTTTCATTAGGTCTATACTTACACTGTATCTCTCGTGGACACTCACCTGCACCAATTGGTACAAATTCATTCCACTGTGTATAGTTTGCACCTACATAAACACAAACTCTTGTTTTATCTTCTAACAGTTGTTTTGCTAATCTGCAAGTCGTATGCTCTTTGTCTCTAGCAAATACTACAATTGCTAAAATAGAAAAAACACATATAAATAAAAGTAAATAATACAGTAAACTATATAACATTATCTTGACGTAACTGCTACAGACACAAACCAAATCCCCCAAAAAATACAAGCACAACCTACAAACAAAGCGATACCCATGATGGTGTAATCTCTCATTTTTCTTTTTTGTTCTTCACGTTGATATATAGCTTCACTTCTCTGCCGTCTTATACGACCTTCTTCTTTTAACAAGTTCTCCCATCCTGCCATACCATAATGACCTACAATCCAGTTTTTAAGTTCTTCTCTTTGTTTTTGTATTTGTAATTTTGCTGAATAGCTTTTAAGAGCAACTTCTTCTATAGAGCCGTTGAATAATTTATCAAATGTTGAGGGATTACTAGAGTTTTTGTTGATGTTATCAATGTCTGATACAGCACCCATCCATTTTCCGAGACTTTCAGAAATCTCTTCAAATTCTTTTCCTGCCTGAACTAATCGTTTGACTTGTCCATATGCCGCACTTGCTGCACTGACGGCTGTGGTTAAGGTTAATGGATCAATCATTTAAAAATACTTTGTTTGTTTTACTCTACTAACTATTCCCCCCTTGTTAAAACGAAAACCCATTTGTCCTGAAAATGGGTCTATATCATATTTTACTTTTCTTTTTTTATTTGCTCTTGCGTTTTCAATACCTCTACGCATAGCTTGTCTTTGTGCTGGTGTCATACCCTCAAAAAATTTAATCGACTCTTCTATAGTCGGAAAACCTTTTCTTCGTTTAGACACTAGAAAATACCTTTGAACTCCTTACCTGTCATTTGTGAAGATGTACCACCTTTGACCATTCCACCTTTTTTCATACCTCTTGGTTTTAACATCCCTTTAATTTTTCTTCTGTCTGCATCAGAGATAGTTTTACCAGACATATCATCAATTCTTGTTTTATTTGCATCAGATACTTTTAATGACATTTGACTTAGTAATCCAGAAACTTCAGGATCTAGTTTATCTTTTCCTAACATATCATCAATTCTTGCCCTATCTGCATCAGATATGTTTTTACCCGTAACTTTACCACCTTTTTTCATAAAGCCCATCTTATTACGAACTTCAGTTGGTAGTTTGCCTAAACCTTTGTTACCTTCAGGAACTGGCTTTAGTTTTTTTCCCATTTGACTCTCCTTTTTTCTTTTTCTTTACCTTTGGTTTTGCAACTTTAGGTGTAGCTTTTACTTCACCACTGTCAACTACTTTCTCAACCTCTGGTTCTTTTACTTCTTTAAATACTGGTTCAGGAGCATTAGCAGCTTCTTTAGCTTTTCTTCTCTCAACCTTTTTTTCTTTTTCTACTTGATATATTTTTTCTCTAATTGAACTAACCACTTTGGTTTCTCCTATTAATGTTAGCACTCGCAATATCTCTTTGAGCTTCAATACGCTCTTCTGCAATACGTGTTTTATCATTCAATGCCTCTTCTGAAATGTCAATTCTTTGTTGATCAACTAATCGTTGATTTCTTTCTTTTTCTTTATCAAACTCTTGCTTTTCTTCAAATTCTTTAGCTTTTCTCTCTATATCCTGTCCTCTGAGAGCAAGTTCTTGTTTTCTTATTGTAACTAACGGATCTTCAGATGATGCAGGTGATACAGTTTGTGCATACTGTTCTGTCAAATCACCAATAATTTCAGCAGCTTTGTTTTGAATATCATTCTGCATCTGTTGTTGCATCTGTGGATTTTGTTGCATCATCATTTGTTGTTCTGGTGGTATACTAGCCATAATCTCTTGTTGTGCCATAGCTTCTGCCATCATACCTATATGTTCTTGTATATGACCTTGTAATGTCATGGCAACACTTGCATTGATTTGTGCGGCACTTGTTGAAAACATAGCTAAATGTGCTTCAATATGTGCTGAATGATTTTGTTGTGGAAATGCTTGTAACCTACCACCTCTCAATGCCTCTTGGTTCTCTTTTGCAGGATTAACAGGCATAGGCTGTGGAGGAGGTGGCAACATCTGATCTATGTTCGACACACCTAATGCCTCATACATTTTACGATACGCTTGATATAGTCCTTGAGGTCCACCATGAACTTCTGGATTACTTTGAACTAATTGTAACTGTGTCTGTGCCAAAGCTATTCTCTGTGACATAGAGAATATATTAGGATCACTAACAGGCATGACATCTATACGATCATCAAAGTCTGTTTGCTTAATCGTTGGTGGAGCACCAGTAGTCATATAAGGATATGGTGTTGGATTCATAGCAAATACTTTTGCTAATAACTTAAACTCTTGTTTTTGTGCATAATGTAGACGTTTATGTATAGCACTCATAACTTTTGTGCCACGTTCCATAACAGCCATTGTTGTACCAACAGGTGTTTGTCCTGACATCTCACCTATCTTCTGGTCAGCAGCAGAGGCAAAACGTCTACCAGAGTCTATCAACGCACCTAAAAGATTATATAAAGTACCTGACGGCTCTTTAAACGGCAATGGCATCAATGATTGTCTTATATCTGCACCTGCACTATCAATATCTCTAAATTCACCTGGTGCCAAAGGTGTATCTTCATCTCTTATTCTTGCACCTCTAGCCTTGAATCCAGCAGGTAAATTACTTAATGTTCCTGCATCAATGAGCTGTCTGAGTAAACTGGTTGATGCTTTTGATAACCCACCCATCATATGTGTTAAACCAAATCCATAGAAACCTAAACCTGGCAAGAACTTATAATGAACAAAATACTGTTTCTTCATCATCAACGGATCGTTTTGGTCATAATTTCTACGGACAGCCAAAACTTCTCCTGTTTTTTCTAATACAGAAACAATGTAAGGCAGTTTTAAACCACTTGGTTCACCCTGCTCATTCATGTCTTGGAAACCTTCTATGTCAAGATTTGTATGTATTTCGTATATAACGATTTCTTCTTGCTCATTAGAATTATATATACCATCAGCTTTATCTATCTCTTCTTGTATATCAGAGTATTCAGTAGAGCCTGTTCCATAAGAAGGTAAGTCTGTTTCTTTATAGAAACCTGATAGTTGCATTTTTAAAACATCATTTTTACTCATCTTAACAACATGAGTAATACGTGATGCAGTCAGTAAGTCTGTTGCAGAATAGGGGACAACTATATCTTCAGCGTGGACAAACTTACTGACAGCTCTTTGAAGTAAAGGATCAAAATAAATTTTTTTAAATGTTGAACCTACTATTGGTAAATAAAATAACATCTGGTCAAGCTCTGGATCAAACTCTTCCATAACGTATGTTATTTCATAATTCATATAATTTTTAACACGTTCTGCTTGTGCAACGACAGCAGGATTCTCATCTCCTACAATATCAACTCTTACAGGACCTCCTGCTGGCAGTAACTCTCTATAAGCCTGTGCTTGAAACTGTGTAATACTCTCAGACAGCAATGGATGCACGATACCAGATGCACCCTCAAAAGGCTCACTTCTATCTTCATACTTGATACCAAGTAACTCAATGCCAGATTTATATATCTTTTCCCACTCTTCACGAGAAGTCATATCATCTTTAACAGAAGACATTAAATCAGTGGATATTCTACCAAGCTCATCTTCTTCTATAAATTCTGCAAGGTTAGCATCAAAAGGTATTTGTTCTTTAGGAATAACTTCTTCTTGTGGTAACTCTCCAATCAACGCACTGCCATCTTCCATTTGTGCAATGCCAGGCTGTTGTGGTAACTCTACAATATCAATGGGTGTGTCGTCAGTCTCTGGTGTAAGTTCTATCGGTCCACCTGGTCCGAGTGGTTCTGCCATTAGAAATGTCCTTTAAACTTTGATTTAGTATTAGCCACAACACCACCTTTATTGAAAATTGATATAGGAAGAAAATCTATTATACCAAATTTTCTTGATGCTTTTGGTTTTCTTGATCTTCTTTTTCTTTTAAAAGGTGCTACATTTATAAAACCACCTTTAACAGAATCTAATTCTTTTTTAAAAGGTGGAGTTAAATCTATTTTAAATCCTTTAGTACCCATTAGTAATACTCCCTTTTCTCTCGGTAATATTCATCTTCTTCATAATCATTTGGAGTGATGATAAACCCTCCTTGACGAAAACGCAAGATGGCTTGTGTCATACTATCAGCTAAATCGTCATTTTCTCCATTTGGAAACGCTGCACATTCTTCTACAACCTCATCTGCAAAACGCTTCTCAGGTCGCCAAACCATGCCACTTTCAAAGACAGGAGCACAAGCGTTCATACGTGTGAACTTGTCTGCACCTCTACTTGGTGTAAAAGGTGTCACGGGAATACCCATACGTCTTAACTCATGTGTCAATGGCGTACCTGTTGCTTTTTGTTCTATCAATATCATATCAGGATCGTATTCTTTATACAATCTGTAAGCATTATCTTTTAATTCTGGGAAATCCCAGCGTCCTCTTTCTGCATCAAGAAGTATGATCGCTTCTCCTTCTCCCTCAACAGGTTCAAAGACACCCCAAGTTGTAATTGCAGAAAAATCAGCTCTTTCTGATTTACTGTATGCAGTATCATAAGATTGTATGATATAACTTACGTGTGGTGGATCATCGTTCTCCCAGATGTTCCACCACTCCCTTTTAATAATCGCACCTTCTTCAGCAGTGGGATTCTGCAAATACTGTGCGTTCCATTTAGCTACAGGGATTGACGATTTAACTGCTTCTAGCTCTTCTTTCTTCCAGTATTCAGACCAAAGCACATTGCCTGTGTCAGGAAATATGGCAGGAAACTCCACAACTTCCCATTGATCTGCACCACCCTCTGCCTGTTTCTTTAATACTTTGGCAGTCAGGTCACGAACACTCCATCTTGTCATAACAATGATAATGGCTCCACCAGGCTGAAGTCTTTGTCTAGGACCTGAGGTATACCATTCGTATATGTTATCCAACATAGTCGGATTAAGTGCATCTTGTTCAGAAACAGGGTCATCAATGATAAGAAGATCAGCACCACGTCCTGCTAACGCACCACCGACACCAACAGCGTAGTATTCACCACCCTTGTTTGTAGACCAACGACCAGATGCTTTCGCATCAGATGCTAACGACACATCAGGAAATATGTCAGAGAACTCTGGTGAATCAATTAAGTTCTTAACCTTACGACCAAAGCCTACAGCCAACTCAGATGTGTGTGTCGCCTGTATAATCTTACTTGTCGGCTTACGACCCATCAACCAAGCAGGAAACAAATAACTTGCAAACTCAGATTTGGTGTGTCGTGGTGGCATATTGACAATCAAACGATTTGATTTGCCATCTGCTACATTCTGTAACTTCTCTGCATATATCTTATGATGACGACCCTCAATAAATGAAGACCAGATATGTTTTACAAAATCAATAAAGTTAGTTTGAAAAGCATCTCTCTTCTCTAACTCATTTAATCTAGTGACTATCTCACCAAGTTTGGACATCTCATCATCAGTGAGATACTCAGTTGGTATGTTAAAATTACTCTTCATTATACAAGTTATCAAAAATCCTATTTACATCTAATGTGTAATCTAAATCAGATTTTGAATAATGTATATGCTGAGATGGTCTAAAATCTGGTGCACCCTCACCTGTTTCAAACCATGCAGGGTGTGTCACACGCACTCTGTTGTTAGGCAAGGCTACAAGATTACCTGTCCACTCTCCAGCGTCTAGCAAATACATCACATGACTCTGCTTATGCTGTGCAGGGTCATCTGCTATCTCGCTTTCTGTATAATCAACTGTAAATAAATATTTAGCTGGATACATCTCGCCACCTATCTTTGCAAGCCACGGGCAAGGAGTGGCTCTATCCAAGGTGTACACAGCATGATAATGCGATGAGCAATCCCAGGGTTGAGCATCATGCGTTTCCATTGGATTAGACCACTCCTCAACTGGTATGTCTGCCATTAAACCTGTTATTGGCATCCTAGCCCACATTGCTCCCCCATGCACATTAGGACTTTTTGTTCCATCTGTTTCACAGCCTGTAAATATAACCTGAAAACTCAAACAACGATTAGGCATAGTCGTTACGGCTATTGCCATTGCGTGTAAGAACTCTCCGTGATATTTGTCGTGATTACAGGTGTACTCCCTCCTCACCCAACACTTGAAGTGAGGTATATTACTCTGTAAATACGGCATTAGGCTTTTACGAGTTTGTACCCTTTGCTCTTAGCAGCTGATCTGATTTTAGCTAAAGACATAACAGCACCACCTTTTTTCATGCCTTTGGTCTTTACCTTGCCACCCATCTTCATGCCTTTAGCCATCATTTTGCGTGGTGAAACTTTACCACCAAAATTCATGCCTTTGACTTTGCCGCCTCTCTTCATGCCTTTGGCTTTGACTTTGCCACCAGCTTTATAACCCTTTTTCTTCATCTTATTTACTCCTTTAATGATTTGTTGAGGGATTTGTGATCTCGATATTGCCATTATCTATACGCATTAATAAAATTGTCAATCGCAGAATCTAACTGATTGACAGAACCACCTTCTTGCATCTTATTAACACCTATATTCTTAAATAAATCTCTGAAGTAATCTGCCGACAGAGATGAGGGGAAAACAGGTTCAAACTCTGTCGGCATCCTGAATTGTGGGAAAGGTGAGATATTACCCACGTCAAAACCTGGCACTCTATCTGACGGAACAACAACGCTACTGTAATCAGGTGTAGCAGGAGTAGCAGTCGGAGCATCTGGAGTAGTTGGTGCAGGAGTCGCTGCTGTCTTAGGCATCATGCCAGCGATCATGTCACGCATCCTCTGCTCTTCTGCTAACTTTGCCGCTTCTCTGTCTTGATCTCTACGCCTTGCTTCAGCAGCCCTTTCAGACGCTTCTTTTGTCTGTTGTGTTAAGTTGTAATAATCATAACGATCAGATGTGTTTGACATATCAAACTTTTGACCTGTATTAGGATTTGTCTGTAAACCAGCTATAAAATTTGTTACAGGAGCAACATATTTATTTAAAGGATTAGCTTCAGCTTTTGCAAACCCTGCATCTGCGTAAGGTGTTGAAAAAACGTCACTTCCACCAAATGCTAAATTAGCATCAACTATTGGTTCTTTTTGTGGAAGCATATAACTAGCGGCTCTTTCTCCTGCATCAAATTCAGGATACTTAAATACAGGAGTAGCACTACCTAAATCATCGCTATCTCTTTCTTGAAAGATAGGAGTGGCACTACCTAAGTCATCACTGTCTCTATCATCACGACCACCAACATTACCACTTATGTTACTAGAAAAACTACCTCTATCTTCATATTTGTCTTTAGCAACACCACCACGTCTAAACCCCTGAACAATGCCACCATCGTTAAACTGTGTAGAATCTTGATTTAAAAAAGGTCTTCGATCTACTCCTATTTCTTCACCAAAACCCATACGATTATATCGAGGACGGAGTGCATTTAAAATTTTAGCTAATAAACTAATACCTTGTTCCTCTTCTTCATTTGAAAATCTGTCTGGAATATTTTCGTTCATTGCATCGAGAGTTTGCTCTGGCATCAAAGAGTCTATTAAAAATAATTGCTCATCTGTTAATTCAAAAGGATACTTACCTCTTACATTTGCACGAGGAACATCAAAAGTTTCTGTGTCAGGACCTGAAATTTTTTCGCCTTCTGATAACATTCTTTTAATCATGTCAGCAGCGTTTAATTCATCTCTATTCGTTAAATCAAATTCATCTCCTGTGGTATCACCTTCAAATATTCGATAATTAGGTATATCGGTGTAATCTGCCTTAAATCTTTCATAACTAGGAGTATCAGTAAAATCTTCACTTACTACACTAGGCTTTGAAACAGGCAACTGTATAACAGGTTTTGTTACTGGTAAATCTATACTAGATCTTCTAGGACCTTTTACATCAGTGTCTGATAAAATAGGCTTTTGAACTGGTAGTGATATTGTAGTTTCTGTTGTAGGTTCTGTTGTTACAGGTTGCATAGTTTCAGCAAAACCCTTACCTGACTCATAATCATCTTCTAACATTTCTTTTATAGCAACAAGTTTTGACTCTGGCTCAACTACCATAGGTGGTGGAGCTGGCTCTGGCTGGTTTGCTTTCGCCATAGCTGCTTTCGCCATGTCATCAACCATGTCACGAGACAGTATCTGCGATACCATACGACCTCTATCCTCACTAAATACAGGTCTAGTCCTTATTTTACCAGAATCATCAGTAGAAATAACAAAACCACCCTGATTCATGTACATTGGATCAAAAACATCGACCATACCACCCATATTCATTGGCTGTGGCATCATAGGAGGTTGTGGCGGCACAGCATTTGCTGACATACCTTGTAAATATCCTGTAAATTTAGCCCTTTTAATAGGATCTATATCGCTAGTAAGAGAAGTAGTACCAGAAGGAGCTGCTTGAGGAGCTACCCCCTTTTGTTGTGGCACATTACCAAAAAATGGATTCGTCATAGGGTACCTTAAAACAAGTTTTTTTAAAAAACTACACTATCTTTTTACTTTTGACAACACCATATCAAATTCTTTTAGTGTCTGATTCAAAATCCTCCTCACATGATCGCTCTGACTACCCTCAATCGGCTCATCTAACGCCTTCTCTATGGCATCACGCAACTTAACCATGCGTTCATACTCGAAATTCGACAAGTTTTCCATCTCTTGACGTGTTTCTTGCGATAGTTGACTCAGATATTTCATTGCGTACTCCATAGGCTTCGATATTGGGGTTCTTCCGTTCTCATAGTATCTATACATTCTAGCACTTATGCCTAAAACTTCAGCCATTTTCGCCTGTGTTTTGCCTATTTCTGTACGCACATTACGTAAGTCAGAAGAACCCCACTTGCTATATGCAAGTTTTTTATTATTTTTTTGCATTTTCGTCTCTCATCTCCATGATTAACTTTTTGTCAAAGCGTCTGTCTTTCGCTTTGCCAGCTTTTTTGTATGATTTCTCGACACCCCTACTTAAAGAGTGAGTTTTGTCTCTCTTAACTCTGTATGTCGTGTTCATTCGACCTCTCTAAGCATACCCAAAGCCATCAAATCCTCGATAAACGAATCTGCTGAGTCAAAACGAATAGGTTTACCAGAGTAGACGCTAAGAACTTCTGCTTTTGTTCGTATGAAATCATCGCCTGTTGAATTGTCGTATCTAGGAATCTTTTCCATTTCATCAACAATCTTTTCTGGAGAGTCTGCCTCAAAACGAACAACCTCCCCACAGTTAAATTCATATAATTTTTTCATATATACCTCCTTTTTTTTATATGTGACCCTTTATTATGAAGTATAGTTCCTCAGATGTCAAGAAGTTTCTGGTCGTTTGTGGAAAACTCTACTACAGATCGACTATAAATTTTTTTTATAGTTTGGGTTGTGGTGGTATATACAGCCCGTCCCGAACCCGTTTCCATATATACCCATAGGGTACCTGTAAAAATGTACAATTGTTCGGGTTTTAAAGCCCGTGAGCTGGGTAAAAAAAAGGTTCGGGTAGAATACTAACCGAACCTTTGATTTTTGTGTTGTGGGTTATGATCGGGTTTCAATCAAATGTTCATTCCATTCCCTAAGTTCATGAGACATACCATTCAAAACATCATATTCTAAATTGTCCAGTAATTGCACTGTTGGCATTTCCTCATTGTTGGAATTTACAGTTTCCACCTTTTCAAATCTATGTAAGATTTGATATCTGCAATATATTTGTCCATCACCATAAACATGATTATTGGCTTGTTGCGTATGAGTGATTATTGCACCTTGTCCATAAGCACGTCTTAACTCAGAAACTCTTGATCTAATATTTTGATCTGTTGCACCAGTGACATTCATTATTTCTTCAATTGTTGCACCTTGTCCATTGTTGTGGTTTCTACACATATCATAAACTCTTGCAACAAATGAACGTCCATTATTGTGTTGTTGTGGTGTTTCAACTTCAATTGTTCGGGTTTCTGTTTGAACTGGAACAACAAGAGTTGTCCAATCACATCTTTGCATTGATTGAACATATATCCATTTAATGAACTTTACCCAGTTTAAAAGTTTTAAACCTGACAACGTGCTTGCACCTTGTCTAAATTCAATCGTAAATTTACTGGTAAAAGGTTTGGTATTGATTGCACGTTGTTTACCTAGATCACTCTCTGTAAATTGTTCAACTCTTGTTGCATTGACAAAACTATTAGAATTTAAGATTGAATTGATTGGATACGACCACGCATGAAAACGTCTACTTTCTGGCAACGTTGAAGAAATATAATTTTGATTGATTGCATATGATCTAATAACGTCTTTAATCATTTCAAATGGTAGCATTTTTGTAAGTTGATTATTTGGTGAGATATATGCACCAGAATTGAAACTGGATAAATCACTGGATAAATGATTTTTAAAATGAGCAATTTGATTATTGTTAAATTCACTAGGTGAGTTTAATGCTAACCTTGTTCCAACGTGGATATGTCCACCACAATTTTTACGTATTACACAATTGCACCTTTCAAGCACGTTTAAAACTGGTTTAATATACGTTTCAATTGATATTTCATTTATAATCAAAGGTGGAAATATAATCTCGGCATCAACGTTTGCACTTCCATCAGTTGTCACAATTACATAGTTCAAACCTTGTTCAAGTAATTTATCTCTTATGATACTAGGTGAGATATAATTTCCACGTTGGCTACCAACCTCACATTCATAACCAACAATCATTTTATTAAGATCATATGATAGTGATGTTTCTCTTGCTAATGCTTGTGGTGTAAGAGCTGTTGTGTTTTGTAATGTATTTGTCATTTGTTTAACCTTTCATGTTTAATTAATTAATAAATTCTTTTTAATATGGTGTATTTTCATGTCAACCCCCATATATTAAAAAAAAGTATATTTCATGTATTTTTAGTGCATTTTTATAGTTTGCAGCTTATTTTTGTGACATATATGCAACACAATTGTTCTGTATTTTTCATGTAAATTTATTTATTTTTGTTCCTGTTTCGTTCCTGTTTTATGAGGTTTAAAATTTATAAATTTTAATTTTGCTATCACATGATATTATTCTTCAGAATCCGAACCCCGAACCCGACCCGATACCGACCCGACCCGATCCCCGAATCCCGAAACTACGGAATCCAGAGATCCGAAGACCGAACAATTGTTCGGGATGTGTAGATCCAGCAGGGCAGAGTGCAAAAAAAAACCCCCAGCCTGTGAAGGCTGGAGGCTTTCCCCGAACAATTTATCGTGTTATATCCAGTGATGTTTTAACTTGTAACCATCTCCAAAGAGAGCATGGCTTAAATCATAGATTACTTTGAATCCCATGTCCATTCCACAACCACGCACAACAATTGAATCTAAATATTTATTAGGTTTATATCCTAAAGTTTTTTCAATTTTGTAATTGATCCAACATGGCTTGTTGTCTCTGATTACATAAAATGAAATGTGTCTTGTCATTCCACTTTTTGAAACGTGTCTTGTAAAACAATACACAATGTCGTCTTTTTTTATCTCTACTGTCATTTTTCTAACCTTTCTAGTTTAATATTAATTTATATTCCCATGTTATCCCATAATATATTATAAGTCAATACCCTTTTTTATTTTTTTTTAACTTTTTTTTGCTGGTCTTGCTGGAGCATCTGCTGGTTCATCTGCTGGAATTGTTCGGGTGTTGTGCTGACCTGAAGCACATACGAACAATTGTTCGGGATGAGCTTCAGGGACGGAAGCCGGGCTGTTCCAGGCGAACAATTGTTCGGAAGCCGGGCTTCCAGCCGGGCTGTACCTTTCTCTTCAGAACAATTGTTCGGGTTTTTAGCCTGGCAGGTGAGAAAAAAAGACCCCGACCCGAAAAGTAAGCGAGGAAAAACGGGTCAGGGCGTGGGAGTTCTGGAGGAAATTAGCCACATTTAGTGTTATTTGTAACCCGAACCACTAGATTTGTCAACCAGCAGTCCCGATCCCGAAGCCCGAAGCCCGATAACCCGAACAATTATTCGGGATGGCACGGCTCGAGATGAGAGATGAGAGATGAGGCTGTCTCCGAACAATTCTTCGGTTTTCTGTCCCCGATCCAGCCCAATATTTCTGGGAAACCCGAACAATTTATCACACCGAACCCGATCCGTCAGGATTTTGCTCAACGCCTCTACCCCGAAACGGGGTTTTCTGGTAAATTGTCCGAATCTTTGCTATTATCGACTATCTCAACCCGAACATCTTTATCTGGCGTTACGTTACGCATACGACCTTCAGCTAATTTTTTAAATTCTTCAAGTTTTTCAACGATTTGCTCCCTAGTAAGCCCGTTCATATCTTCGTGCATAACGTGTGATTTGTTGACCAGTAGTCCTGTCGCCTTTAATCGCAACTCTTCAGCCCGAATAGCCTCCCCGATTTTGCCACTCTGCCAAGCATCATCACGCATCTTTTTTAAATCCCGAACAGATTTCTCCACAGTGACCCCAAACTTTGCGTTAGCCTCCATACGCATCTCTTGGTATCTTTCCTGTACCACAGGGTTACGCAACAGCCTTACAGCATCAACTGATGGGTTGCTATACCCAGCATCTCGTGCAGACGCAGTTTGCGTCATGTCCTTATGCATAAAGTTATCTAAAAATTTTTGTTGTTTTTCAGTGAGCCTTTTCCAACCTGCTTTGGTTTGCTCCTTTGTCAGCGTTTGACCTACCTGCACCATACCGAACAATTCTCCATGTTTTGTCGCTACGATCACTATACAAAATGCTACAGAAATATCAAGTGTATTGGGGTGGGGGTGGTGGGTTACTTACCACCACCCTATACCCCCTTATAGGGGGGAAGTAGTGGTAAGTTGGTAAGTTGCAATAAAATCAATAACTTACAGTCCGAAACGTAGTTACCGACTTAACTCGTAACCTATGTAAGTAAATCTCTGTAACGTAGGCTACATAACAAATATTAACTTACCTACAATTTTACTTACCAAGTAAGTTGGTAACTTGGTAAGTAAATTAGTTATTTTGGTAAGTTATCAAGTATGGTTTTGAAAGCATCATTAATTTCTTTTTTGCTTTCTTCATTCTCTTTGCAATCCTCACCATAAAATTCATCACAGGCAGATTCAAGTTCAGTTCTGATTATTTCAATAGCAATATCTAATTTCATTCATTACCCCCTTTCTTTTTCATGTCAGTATATTCTCTTCTATACCGACTCAAAATTTCTGGTCTTTCTTTATTAGCAAAGATAAGCACATCATTGTCCTTATCAATCTCGATATAAGACCTCCTATCGTGTACGGGGTGTATAAAGTCTGGTTCACCCCATATCTTTTTAGCACGATTATATTCATCACCTCTAAAACCAAAGAAGTGAACTATTTTTTTAATCATCATTACCTCCTTTCTCTCCAGCAGAAACAGACCCGAACATTTCTTCGGAAACCTCGTCCCTGTTGTCGCAATCCAAGCAGATCAGATTGCCATTTTCATCTTCATGCGAAACCCAATCGGGTTTCACAAGTTCTTTACATTCCATACAAATCATAATTTAACCTCCTATCTTTTTATAATTGTGTTCAAAAGGGTGAACATAGTCTTCACATTTAATTAAAGGGTCATCACCTTTACCTATCCATTTGCCATCTTCACCTATTTCCCATATACCATGAAACTTGTTTTCGCTACCATATAGCACTCCTGTTTCTTCATGGTAATCATATTCTCCAGATTCATACATTTTATAAGCATCTTCTGGGCTATCTGCCTCAACCTTATAATCTTCGTAAGCAATTAAATGAAATCTAATAATATAATTTTTTTTACTCATGGTTATTAACCTCCTCTCAAAAGAATAAGGTGGGGTATATCCCCACCTATATTAGTTAGTGTTGTTTTCATGTAATAAACGAAATGATTTGAACTTACGTTTTGGTTTTGGTTCAGACCAATTATGTTTATTACTCGTATAATGCGACCAACCTAGAGCATCATAGAGGTGGCTAGGATTTAAGCCAAAGTTTGTATAACCCTCTAGTATCGTATGGAAGTAAGAAGAAGATGGTGGCAATATGTCTTTATTGTTATTCATCTTATAAGTCATAATGCCATTGACTTTAACTTTACCATAGAGAGTTGGATAACCCTCATAAAAATCTAAAGCCTTTTCACAATCTTCAGTAATCTCCCAAACACCTACAGGCAACAAGTCCTCTTTATCATAGCTTGGCACAATATCGGCAACATGGCGAAATACCAATTTCCAATTTGGTATATACATAGCACCCAAATGTTTTGCATTAGGGCATCTAGTCGCCATGCTACTGTGGTTTAAGTTAGAACCATAAGCAAAATATAATTTTGTCATGTTCTTAATTAAACTCCCGTATTAGCTTTGCCACAGCCTTACGTCTAATCTTCTCGTAAGAACGTAAGTCTTTTTTAGGCATTGGCACATCAGCATACCCGTAAATAAATTCTTCTTTCAATTTACGCATATTGCGTCTGTCCTTTTTTGTCATATCTTTTACGTACATAATGTACTCCTTTCTGTTAAGTTAAAATTAAGATATGATGTATATATATATACCCAGAATATATATGTCAAGTATATTTATAAAAAAAAATTATATTTTTATTATTTTGTTAAAAAACGGCTTGTTTTAAAGGGCTACAGGGGGGTGGAAAGAACCCCCCGTGTATGTTTGTACCCCCCTAATATGAACTATTAGGGCATTTCCCATCTATAAAAGATATGAGCATTAATCCTCACAGTTTGTGTGAAAGCATCTTTCCAATATGGCTGGACGTAGTGAGCATGGTAGTGAGTAGAACCATCTGTTACATCAATGCTCACATGATTGTTGATAATAGCATACGATAATTCTTCAGCCCAGATATATGCCTGCTGGTCTGATATATGTTCGGGTTTTCCATCACAGTAGAAGCTGAAGGCACATTTATTCCGAACAATTTTTCGGGTATCCCATGAGTATCGGAGTCCGTCAGTAACTACTTCACAGACAGTATCTGGAAACCTATGATCCGAAACCCGATTCATAATAACTTGCCCGACAGCTAGTTGTCCGACAGTAGACTCCGATCTCGCCTCAAAGTATATGGCATGAGCCATACACATTAAAGCAGTTGCAGTTTCCAACATCATTTGACCATCTTATTTTTCACATAGACTATACGTCTAGCCTGTGATTCGGTTATGTTAAAATGATCTGCCAAGTCCTGCAACCCGAACTTTTTCTTGGTTGTTCTGTCCATGTGAACCCCCGACTTCTCGATATGCTTGAACTTGCCCTTGTTATCTTCCCAATACTTTTGCACAGCAAAGATAAAAGATTCATGGAATTTAGTCATTAGGCAATTTCCTTTGTGAAAGGTTTGCTCTGTTCTTTTATTGCATTGTAATAATTCATACAATCATTCCAGACACCGACCCATTGATCCTCTGTTACACCATAGGACATGAGAGCATTTTTCATAACCCTAGTCGCTGTATCTGTCCATACAATGGCATTGACCATAGCATATTTCCATGCACCGATCTCCCTTTCCAATGTATCGTTTTCAACACTTTGATTAACACCGAGTAAATGTCCGAGTTCATGGAGTGCTGATACATAATATCCTGTATTCTTTGTTGGACGAATACAGATTGTCCTGTTGTTTTGGTCAGCATAATATCGTGGCACTTTCTCGCTTAATGATTGATACCGAACCCGAATGTCATGCCTTGCACATAACTCCTGTATATGCAAAGCCATATCAATACGTTTTACTAATTCTCTAGCCATATAATCCCCCTTTCTATTTTAAACGTGTTATTTTTGTGTAATCTTGACCACTTGATACAAGGCATTGTTGACCTTTACCTAGATTTTCAAGCATATCAATTTCGTCTTTATTAAGTTCATTATCTTTAATGAACTCCGACATATTACCTATATGTATGGTATATCCATCTTCCTGTATGGATATTATTTTGTCACTATTCATATTTAACCTCGCTTTCTCTTAATTAATATTAGTGTGAGTGACCTGTAAATTTGATAGAACATGACTTCGGGCAAAACTACTTTGATCGTATATAAGACTGTGTAATTTGGTTCTGAAACCCATTTGAGGGCAATCTTTACATACGACATTTACAGTTAGGATACACTCACTTACCCAGAAAGGTCTTTTTTTTGCCTCCCTCATTCATTAAATTATTATTAAATCTTACCCATTAATAATATAGGAACAATACTACCTAGTCAATACACTTTTGTTTTTTTTTATTTTCATATCTGTAAACAAAGGTGCATCACCTAAAATTCTATTTGTTCCTATGTTTAAATAATCCTCATTTAGTTCAATTAATGTTGCATTACGACCAAGCCTGTCAGCAACTAACCCCGTTGTTCCCGAACCACCAAATGGATCAAGAACATAACCATCTTCTGGACAGCCTGCTAAAATGCAGGGTTCAATTAACTCTGTTGGATACACAGCAAAATGTGCCTCCTTGAATGGTTTTGGTGATACTGTCCACACCGATCTTTTGTTTTTAGTTTCGTAAGACATCTCTAATCCACTATGGGGAACTAGACCCGTACCCTCATTATGATACTTACCATTTGTTCTATCACGAGTACCCCAATCTTGTTTAACCTCTTCTTTGATTGCCTCGTTATCATAATAATAGTTTTTCTTTTTACTCAACAAAAATATATATTCATGTGCCTTTGTGCATCTATCTTGTACGCTTTCAGGCATAGGGTTTGGTTTGTGCCATATAATATCTTGGCGTAAATACCAACCATCTTCCTGAAGTCCAAACGCTACACGAAATGGAATACCGACTAAATCTTTTTGTTTTAAGCCTTTAACAACTGGTGGTCTGGTTACGCCATAGTCTGCATCACCCCGAACAGTCTGGTTTGTTGTTGAAGTCCGACCACCACTGGAGTAACTATCACCTAGATTCAGCCACACAGTACCATCATCACGAAGCACTCTGCGAATCTCTCTGAAAACCCGAACAAGAGTTCGGACATATTCTGCTGGCGTTGCTTCAAGACCAACCTGTAAATCTTGTCTTACTGCACCACATTTAGGACATTTGCTTTTATATATGGCATCACCGACAACATTACCTTGATCGTGCATAGCTTGGTGTCCTGTCGCTGTCTTAACAGTTTTCCCGATCTTTGTAGTCCTCATATGTGGACAATTAGGATCGCCACCAACCCATGTGCCAGTTTGGTAATCTCTTAACCCCCAGTATGGTGGTGAAGTAACAACTGTATTAAAATGTTTGTCAGGTAATGTCTTTAAAACCTCCCTGCAATCCCCCGTTAAATATTCTACTGTCACGAATCTAATCTCCCCTTTTCTCGTAATCTTTTCTTTATTGTATATTCTTTTTTAGAGAGCTCTTTTAACTGTCTATCACAAGACCCACAGCTAACATCTGTCCGACCTTTGTAGACCCGACCTCTAGTTAAAGCTCCACACCAATCACAATTTATATGATTTTCGTAATACCTCCAGTAACCATCTGTCATATATTATCCCTCGCTGTTGTTGCCTCATACTCACCTCGACTCATCACACCACTCATGGTACCGAGCCACTTACGACCACCAGATGTAGTGAAGCTATATTTACTGATCCTGCCACCGACAATTAATTCCCGAACAATTCCGTCAATCACACGCTGTGATAGGTGGTGCAACGCTTCAGGTGAGTCAGCATCAGTCATTCGGTTTAGGATACCATCAGCAGTTCCCTGTTGACACAATGCCCGACCTTCTCTTTCACACCGAGCTATCCACTCGTATAACGCAGTTTTCCTTACATCTCTGTTCGTTCCCATGTTTAACTGTTCTATTTCATCAGTCCGATCTACCAGCAGTCCAGTGTATGTATCCCGAACAAATCTTCGGATTGTACGATTTGCAGGTCCGTTTGATTTAACAATCGCACCATCAAAACATCTGTTTCTCTGGTACTCTATGTTCAGTTCTTTGCATCTTCTCTTGGCTGTTTTCTCGTCCAACTGCCACAGAGTAAAAGCACACCGAACCCCGTCAACCAAAGCTGACGTACCCCGAATAAGGTTTCTGGCTTGCTCTGGTGTAGATATGACAGCATCATCTTTTACCTTTGTCATGTGGTGGCACATCATCACTGACGCACCAGTTTCTGACCCGATTTGTGATAGTAAACCAGTGAGTGCGGCTCCTGCCGCTGGATCTGCATTTACATCTGCGTGAACAAAAGAAGCCAATGGATCAAATATAATCAGCTTCAGGTTATTAATCTGTAAGATTTGTTCGTATATACGTTCAAACTCCTGTGATGTGCTGTACTCACCATGTATGTTCTGCATGATTGGAAACACCCCACCAAAGTTAGGTAACGATACAACTCTCAACTCATGGTGGTAGTTAAACCTCTTACCATCTGGATCAAGACGTTCAATACGTCTGTGCATCTCACCTTCATCATCTTCTGCTGTGAATATAATCACGTTGCCAAACTCTTTAACCAAACCACCAAAAGAGTTTTGACCATAAATACCAGAGGCTACCTTCATGCCTAAATCCAGTGTAAGCATACCTTTTCCTGCATCTCCAGACGCACTTAATATTATTGGTACGTTCAATGGGAATGTGGCATCAACTAGAAACTTTTGTTCGGGTGCTGTGCCAGTAAACCTTGATACCAGTAAACTCTCGTCCAGTAGATTTATGTTTTGCTTGGTGTTCTTACTGGTTGTGTTAAGAAAATTATTTATGTCAAAGTCTTCTGATATGGCATCTGCCGCATCCCAACCCTCTGGCTTACCTCTTGGTGGTGTCAACATAGTTACTGACCTTGCACCAGCATTAAGCGATAGCTCTTGCACTAGCTCTGCAACTCTCCTACCAGCAGTGTCATTGTCCTGCCATAAGATAACTTCTTTACCTTGCAGGGGAGAGAAGTCATACTGTGTCGCTGACTTCTTTGTAAGCATACCAGCACCTCCCATTGTACAAGTAGCTGTGTGTCCTATGTTATTCAAAGCATCTGCACACTTCTCACCTTCTACCCATATAACTTTATCTGAAGCTAAAATGTTCGGGATATTGTATAATGGTCTGACATCAGGCATACGAGGATATGGGTGGTCGCCAGTAAACTGTCTGAACTCTTTCTTTGGCTTGCCATGTGAGTCCAGTATAGGATTGCCTGCTCCATCACGAACAAGATACTTCCTGACCAAACATATAATGTTACCATCAGAGTTATAGTATTTGTACTCTGCATCATAAGGTGTCTGGTGATTTATCTGTGGCTTAACTGGATTCGCTGGTGCATCTTCCCGAACAAAACTTCGGGTTTCATCTATGTAGTCTGCGAACATATCTTTGATTTCAGGCAGTCGCAACCCTTGACCCTCCATCAATATCTTAACAATACCACCGATACCGACACCACCATTAAAATCCTGACCCTTCATAAAGTATGGACTGCGTGGATTTATATCTATCTTTAATGACTTGCCCGATTCGCCATGTAATGATCCGATAGAGAATTCATCACCACGAGTTGTACCCTGTGGAAATGTCCTCTTCAGAACATCAATCTGTACTTGTCTTGGAACTTTATCACTTATTAATTCAACCAGTTCCTTTGCTGTCATAGTGCTTTTACTACTATTAAATGGTAATACTCTCATTTCCTAACTCCCAACATCTTTTTCTAAACTCGCATCTTTTACACGCAAAGTAATCCGAATTTACTGCTATGCGTGGCAATATTTCATTATGTTCCACAGCTTTTAAAATGTCTACTGCCTTGTCGCTTATTTGCTGTGCCAACATTTTATTGAACGGAACTAACTCAAAATATATTTCACAAGTATTTTTATTAACCACTGTAAACAAAGCAGGATTGTTTAAATCCATGTATGCTTGGTACAGAGCTATTTGAGCTGCATATACGGGGTTTACCTCGCTAACCCCTTTCCGAACAAATTCATTAAAACTTTTATCATTTGCTGATTTACATTCCCATAATGCAGGATATGCCATATTAACAGACCCACCACATATCACACCATCTATATGACCTTTTATCCTATCATCAGCTATTGAGAAACCATATTGCTTTCCACTCTTATCTGTGCTCCTCAAATCAAATCCTGCATTGTACAACCAACCATGAGCCATGTCTTCAATCACATGACCAAACTCAAATATACGCAACACCTTTGCACTAAATTGGTTTTCAACATCAGTTTCTACACCCATGTAACGATACTGTATTTTTCTTGAACATGGGTCTCCTAAAGATGAAGCACCTAAATATCTTCTCTTTTCTTTCTTTTTATTCTGCTCCTGAATACTGTCATCAATAATGTCTAGTATTTTTTTACTAATATCATTACTGTTTGTATTTGAGCCAGATGTCTGCCAAATAAGTTTCGTTAAACTCATATTCCAAATCCCCTATCTCTTCTTTACAAAGCATAATTAAAACTAGAATCTTTTCTTCGTCTAATTCAGACAACCTAGTATTCCAACCAAACTTACCAAATAAACTGCCAATCGACTTTAATGAATTGTCGGATCGTCCAGATTGAGTGTTGTTTGATACTTCCATCTATCCTCCTCTTTGCCTTTAAAAAATGAAAACGTAAACAATTCATCACCTCTATATGATGCAATAGCCCAGCCTGCATTAATACCTTGTTTCATTCTTGCTAATACTTCATCAACAGAGTCCGATACACTTTCACAAAAGTAATCATCAAAATCATTAGGATTTAAAGAATAAGGAAATTCAACAGTCGTGTAAAAATTTACATTCATATCTCCCTCATCTGTTTTTATAAGCATTTTAACTTCTATACATGGAGTCATGTCTTTCCACACTCTTTTATTATTTTTTCCAGATACCATTTTGCTTTTTCTAAATCCTCCACTCCATTTTTATCTCTATATCTCCAAATGTATTTAATAATATTACCTTGCAGATAATACTCATAGCCTTCGCCCAATGCAGATTTAATTGCATCAATACATTCAATCTCACTTTTAGTATAATGTGACGGAAAGTTTACGTTATCTTTTTTCATGTTTCTCCCTCACATTACTAATCATATCGTCTACTCTACCCTTATTCCACAAATAATTCAAATAACACGCCGCTTTGTATTTTGTCCAAGAGAAGTCAAACCCTGATACCATTACACCATTACGGCTTAACATATCTCTCTGTCTGTCACTAATACGTTCATTTAGCCATCTACGACCTTTCTTTGCACTATCACTATCTTCAATCTCTCTGAGAAAGTCATCAGCAGATGCGATAGCCTGCTTGCGTGTTCCTATACTAATCATTCTTATCCTGCCACCAGAACGCTTTACAAGACCACAGGATAAATCATCTAAATCTATAACCATTGCAAAGCCATTGAACCCTGTCGCTGCGACACATTTACCTGTACCAAATATATCTATCCAACGGAAAGGTGATCTGTCTAATAGATCTACCTCTGTCATGGAGAACTCTTCTAGCTGTGAGTTATCATCTTTGCCAAACTCGTGACCACACATAGGACACTCTCTGACACTTAAAGGAACAACAGAGTTACATTCTGGACAAACCTTTTCTGGTGCGTCACCTTTTAACTCTGATTGTGAACCCTCAAGATTAACTTCTTCTTCGAGTGATCCATGTGTTAACACAGATGTACCAAAGTCAAGTACAACACAATCTGTCTTGATAATATCTGGATACTCATCTGGATCAATGGTTCGTAATCCACGACCTATCATCTGAACCATTGTTGATTTGTAAGAGCAAGGTCGTGTTAGAACAATACAGGATACAGGAGGTGAGTCAAACCCCTCTGTTAGTACAGATACGTTGACTACAACCTGTGTATCCCCACTTGACAAATCCTCCAAAATCTCCCGTCTCTCGGCTTTGTCTGTGCTCCCTGTAACTATCTTTGCATTAACACCTTCTTCTACAAACTCCTCGCATAAATCTTCTGCGTGTGCCACTGTCGAACAGAACACCACAGTCTTTCTATCATGTGCTTTATCTAACCATTCGCTTACAACCCTTTGATTGATAGCTCGCTTGTTCATAATACGAGCTACTTGATCCATATCAAAATCAACCACTGTTTTCCGAACATTCTCAAGTTCAGAACGTACACCCACGTCAATGACGTAGGTTCTTGGGGTGACAAGAAAACCTTCACGAATGAGTGTTGATATTTCGATTTGGTGGCTGCAGTTGCTAAAGACTGAACGCAAACCCTTCTTATCCCCACGATTAGGCGTAGCAGTGAAACCAACGATTTCAACTTTGTCATTAATTTGTTTAGCATGATCAATTATCCGAGTGTAAGTATCAGCTACCACATGGTGGCTTTCATCAACGACTACCATGTCCATAGCTTTCATGTTATCTAAATTGTTTGGTCTGGATAATGTCTGCACCATAGAAAATACAGCATCTCCGTTCCAATCTTTCTCTTCAGCATTAACAATGCTGGTCAATATATTTGGGTTTATGCGTTTAAACTTATCCATATTTTGATTAACCAGCTCATCTCTGTGCTGCAGAACCAGAACATTTCTTCGGGTTTCGCAGCGTTTACCTATCAAAGCAGAAAGCATTATTGTTTTGCCTGCACCCGTTGGTGCAACAACAACAGTATTGCCATGCTTATCCAAAGCATCTATAGCCGAATTAACAGCAATCTCTTGATATGGTCTTAAAAGCATAAAACTCCTTTCTCTTAATTAAATTACTCAACTGCCTTAACCGAACTCAACACACCTAAGAACAGCCCACTTAAACTGAACGCAACTGCCTTAACCAAGCACACCTCACCCAAGCAAACAGAAACACACAAAAACGTAGGTAGCCTCAACAGCCGTAACACAATACAACAAACCTCGCCTGAACGCACCTCTCCTGAACGTAACGCATCTAAACAGCCTAAACATAACTAACAGCACCTCTCCCCAAGATAGCACAACTCAACTGCCTGAACTTATCGCACCCCTACATAGAATATCGCACCTCACCCCAACTGCCACAACGCAACGCAACTGACCTGAATGTAACTCACCTCACCCAACAATAACTGCCTAAACGGATCGCACCACAACGCACCCCTCCCATCCACAGACTAACAAAACTCAACTGCCTTAACAGAACCAAACGAGCAGCACCATAACTCAACTGCCTCAACAGAACTTAGCCAACCAAACCTCAGACTACATTTGCTTACCTTAATTCACCCAAACTGCCTCAACTGATCCTAACTGACCCAAGAAAACCCAACCCCTGCTGAACTGCCATAACGTAACGCAACATATCCTAACTGATCTGACCCCTCCTCAACACGACACAACAGCCTGAACAAAACATAACGCAACCTAACGGAGCGTTCCTCACCCCTACTTGCCGTTTGTTAACTGCCTTAAAAAAAGTGAGGCTTATATAGCCTCACTCTTTACACTATGTTCTTCCAAAGAATTTGCTACTTCTTCAAGGTTCTCTATATCTACTTCTTTTACAGCACAGATACCTTTATATCTTTTAGTCCAAGATCTTAATTCTCTACAGGCTTGACGACATAACTCAGCAACAGTATCAGGGTTATCCAAGTCAAACTTTTGATAACCACCACCCTGTGCTCTACCATCTATAGGAGAGATGTAAGTAGGAAACTTTAACACCTTTGGTTCACTAATACCAATACTATCTGTTACATCAACAGGATCAGGTGTTACATCTTTATATTTAATGGTTATCCTACAACCTGAGAAAAACTGACGAATTTGCTGTATTCTATATTTAATCGCAGCTTTTTCATCATCCCACTCTAATACTTTATACATTGGGTGGTCAGGCTGTGTAGACAACCATTCGTGAAACTCGGCAGGAACAATAGTGTTCCTGCCTGTTTTATTTAGATAATCATCAACAATTGCTTGACGATCTCTTTTGCCAAATCTTTTAGGTTTAGCCATTAAGCAACCTCCTTAATAATAGCCGCTCTTTTAAGCCTCTCTTGCGTAATTGCTTCATAGAGTTCGTGGCTCATATTATCATGTGCCTCAATCTCAGGATTTTCTAAAGCAAGTTTTTGACAAGTAGCACCTTCTTCTTTGACTAGATGATCAAAAATCTTTTGATCATCTTTTGTTTGGACGATCCTATATCCTCCCATCGGACCACCCTTTTCAATTCGCCAATCACCCAAGCCACATAACGTGCCTGCATTAACGAGCAATGCCGTAATGTCAAGCTGACTAAATGTAGGGTTAATATAACGAACTGTAACTTCAGTACACCAATTAGGTAATTTAGCACGGGTGCGAATATCAGGTGTTCTGTTTATATCAGAAGAACGAACAACAGACATATTCATATAGGGTTTACCCCACACATTAATATGTTCACCCACAACATAGATACCACGATTGATACTAGCTTTTGTTACACCAGCAGTTTCAAGAGCCGCAGTTGCCATGCCTCTCTTAATACCTGTGGACGGGAAACTAAGATAAGAACCATTAGTGCCATTGATATAACAACTATCTACAAACTCCTCTTCAGGATTATGTTTGATTTCTTTTTTCTCAGCGGCAGTCTTCTTCGCTGCACCCATAAGCAAAGTCTTTTGTGCTTTCAAAGACATTGAATTGTAAATTAAAGGTGCAGTGCCTATGATTTTAAAAGACACCTCTGTCTGTTGTAATGATTCAATACTTAACCCCATTGCTTTAACTGTATTTTTTTTAGCGACCATAATTGCCTCCTTTCTCTTGATTAATTTTTGTTATAATTTTTTATTAATGATTTTAAAAACTGCACTTTAGATACAGAGAAACCTACGTTATCTTCAAATACAGCTTTCCTATTTAAAAACTCCTCATTTTCCTCATCTGTAAAAGTAATATTTACAGAATGAGGAGTTCTCTGCTTTTTCCTCAACGACTGTCGCCTCGCATATTCTTTCGCAGACAGGTCAGGACTGAGTTCAATGTCGTCATCGTGCATTACTTCGCCCAATCTGGAACATTGTTCCCAACTTGATTTTGTTGAGGTTGTGCCTGTGTAACAGGTGGTGTAGGATTATTGCCACCAATATATCCTGTCTGATTAGGAGTTATAGGTGCAATCAATCTGTTACGATCTGCATACCCATTAGTTCCTTTTTCAATACCAATCTTAATACACAACTGCATATTGTTTAAATCTTCTATGCTGTTAAGCTGTCTAGCTTGTTGTGCGTTTGGTGTTGTATCATCAGGATTAATGTTACGAGCACTTTCTATAATTGATCGCATAGTTCGCAAACCAATCTCTTTAGCAACAGGAACATTACGTTCACTCATCTTGTCACCATCGACAAAAATTCTGTGCCAAACCTTACGACCATTATAGTCACCACCTGTAATGGTAAATACTACAGGCATCCATTTTGCCCTACCACCACCTTGTGATTTTTTAAAAAAGTTACCCCTACCAAATTCAGGTAGTTCCACATCACCACCCTCTAATAGTAAGTTAACTCTTGCAATAGTATTTTCTGGAATAAGTTCAAACTCACCAGATGAACTACTATTAGGTTCAATGTTATTAAAGTCTATTGACATCATTTACCTCCTTCATCTTTTAAACTAAAATCTAAGTTTCTTTTTTGTGTTGGTTCTTTGCCAGATATTTTATTAAGCAATTTACCAAGATTAGGTTCTTCAATTAGATCGAGATTACCCGACCTATCCTTTGCAGGATACCCCCACTCATTAAGAGTATGGCAAACGAAAGCACGATAAGGTGGTGTGTCTTCGTTACCAGGCATGATAGCCATAGTAATCACCTCATCAACAATGCCTGGTAGTTCTCGTCCTGTCTTAGAACCTTCTATTTGAAGGTCATAATTAGTACGATTGTAATCGTCTACCTTACTATCAAGAATACCTACGAATATAACATTCTTATCACGTATATGTTGTAGGTGGGTTAGCCAAGCCATCATCTCTCTACCCTGCATACCATAAGCTGCACGGGTATCTAAACGACCACTTGAAGTTTTACAATCTGGCTGACCTTGACACCATTGAAAACAAAGGCGACCAGCGACTGTAATACTGTCCACAAATATTGTATCGTATTTAGATAACATCTCTGTGGGATTGCCATATTCTTGGCAAACTCTTTCATAATGACTAGCAGAGTATATCTGATCTTCATTCAGTGCAGGATTTGCACCACCAAGATAACACGCAAAGTCACGACATTCCTCCCATGTTCTAGGACGAATAACATCTATGTACCAATTTTGTATAGCGGCATCACCTGCCTCTAAGTCCATAAACAAAGTGCTTTCTGATGGTAGTGTACGCACCAAAGTAGTCTTACCTACACCACTCGGACCTCCTATAACGATCTTGTGTCCTCGCTTTTCTTTGAGCCTAGTTTCGGCATCTATAATTTTAAATGCCATTACTCAACCTCCTCAAAAGTTACTTTAACACCTTGTAGGCTAACTGTTCTAAACTCTTTTAATTTGTCTTGAACTTCAGGCACAGCATTAGTAAACTTTGCCTCTGGAACAGTGATGCTAACTTTAGCATAATGAGCTGCTTCTTGTGGTGGGAGAGTTTCTAAGAAGTCTCTTAATTTATTTTGATCCCAATCCACTTTTTTACGCATCTCGATTTTTATTTTATAATTATTTTCGATCAAGGTTGCAGTACCAAAATCTTTACCCTCCTGCCTAAGTAAGTCTTTGGCAGTATCAGAGTATCTAGTTTCGAGTGATTTGTTGAAGTCCTCCAACTCCTTTTTGGCTTGTTCGTATTTACGAACTAAAGTTTCTTTATGAGTTGCCAAGCTCTCTGCGATAGTAGCTATTGCTGTCATAAATCCTCCTTCCTGTTATTGATTAAAAAAAACCTTACCCATTAATAATATGGGATTTGTACGGAAATATCAAGTACTTTTTTTAGAAATTTTTATATTTATATTATATATTGCTTTCATCAGCTTTTTTTTAATAATGAAATCAGTGGTTTGCACACCTTTTGCATCTTCAACAATTTCTTCTTTTTCACCATTTTCATGTATTAATTTATAAACAAAGTCTGCAACATATCGACAAATTTTATGATCGTTGACAAGTATGTCGTACTTAACTTGACGTTGTAAATCTTCTACAACGCCTGCCATTTGCATAGATGCAAGTTGACCATAACGCTCTGCCTCCCATTTAGAATCAAATTTGTATCCCATAAACTCAGTTTTTTTAGCGTTATATTTATTGTACTTCCCATACTGTCTAGGATAGTGTATACTTTTTTTAATCATATCTTAGAAAGGATACAGTAAATGGCATCAAATGAAAAGTGGAAAAGTGTCAGTGTAAATATAGATACTTATGCAAAGATAAAAAAAATAGCACAAGATGAAGATAGAAAGATAGGTCAACAGATTTCTAATCTTGTTAAAAAAGAATATGAGAAAAGATATAGTAACTTAGGTATTGGTTCTGCTAAGCAGGTTTAACTTCTTCCATACGTTTACATAAACGCTCAGCCCTGTTTGTTACCTGACGATACCATCTGGAATCACGCATCTGATTTGCACTTTCTTGCCAATTGCCGTCCATGACAGCTTGTATATGTCTACGAAATCTGCTGTAACGAGGCAATCCGAGATTGAACATCATATTCGCTATTATTTGTTTTACAGGCTCTGGCAATTTATCCCAATCATCATAAACTTTTTTGCAATCCATAATCACACTTCGTATGTCTTGCTCAAAAAGCTCTGTTACTCTTTCTTCAGATATTTTTGTTCCTAAAGGTAAATCATATTCTGGGTCATCTTCACGACACAGATGACCTATGCCACAAGTCTTTAGCGAGAGGTGATCGAGATAAGTCTCATATTTGACACCCTCGTCAATGATAAGTTGCTCTCTTAATTTTTCTAAATCCATTATATTTTTCCTGCACTAACCAACGCTTGAGTTCTAGGATCAGGAACAATTATAGAACTAGATCTTAAAGCTGGTTGTCCTACATTAATTTGTCCTAATCCAGACGCTGGATTTGGTTGTGATATATTTTGTTGTAAATTTGATAATTGATTACCTAACTGTTGAAGTTGTGGTGTATTTTTAATTATAGCTTTTGCTTGACTTTTTGCTTCATCTACACCTGATTGTGTTTGTTGAACGGCTGTCTGTCTTAATCCTCTTAAAACAGTGTTCCAAGCATTAGCTAAAAATTTTGGTCTTTCATCAACAGGTAAATTTCTTGATTGTCTCCAAGCTCTATTAAGGTCATCATGTGCTCTTTTACTTGACATGATTTGACCAATAACAAATATTCTTGCAATCTTTGGTATATTAGAAAGAAAGTTAGTAACAATATTACCAGCAACTAAATCACCAGATGCTGTATCTTTTGACATTAACTTTAGAACCCTACCAAACTCAACCATACTTTTAGCTTCTTCATCACCAAAAATTAATTTTAACTTGCCTGGTGTTTTAGCTATGCCTGACAAATCAGCTTTTAAAATTCTATCACCCCACTGACCCATATCTTTAGCTGATATAGTTACACCTATATCATCTGTCATATCCTCTAAAAACTTTGTACGTATTGCAGATAAGGCTTCGTCATTACCTTTGTAGTAATTCATTATCTGCCCTATCTCATCTAAAGTTGTGCCTTGAGCAGTTATTAAATTAGCTGTTTCTTCAGGTGTTGCTTGATCTCGTAAAATTCTTCTAAATGTTTTGCCACTAAAATCATCAGAATAAGTTTTAGATACTGCTAAAGCTCTACGAACAGCAGATACAATATCTCCTGATTCTTCTAATCCATTTGCTAAAGCTGTTGCCAACAATTGTTCGTCTACTCTTGAGACTTTTAAATCTTGAAACTTTGAGGCATATTCTTTTAATTTTTTATATCCAGCAGTGCCGAACAATTCATCGCCAGTTGACCCTAATTTATTAACCTGATCTATAAATTCATTTGGTTTAAATTTATTTGCTATAGTAGAGCCAAAACCTGTTTTGGTTAAAGCATTACGTGTCCACTCTTCACCTATTCTTTTCTTTAAATTATTGTAAGTTTTATCATTGTTTATAGCTTTTTTTAAAGACAGAAGATCTTTTGGATTATTATTATTTACTAGATTTAAAACAAATCCTTTTATATTAGGAATATCTTCACCACCAACTCTAGCATTATCTATTAAGTCTTTATAACCTGTGGCTGTTTGAACCCTTTGAAAATCTTTCATGCCTTTAGAATAAAATTCTCTTGCTTCTTCTAATGAATTAGAAGCAGATGTTAATGCTTTCACATCAAATCCTTTTGGTAATTTTGCTGATCCAACTAAACCCTGTAAATTAGTTGTAGTTAATAAACCATCTATATTCTCTAACAAGTCCTGATAGCCTTTTGTAAGCAAAGCAGAATTTCTTATTATTTTTGAATTAGCAATTATATCACGTATAACAGTATCTGCCGCACCTTCTGCAACATTTACGTTTCCATGTAATAAATCATTTATTGTTTTTCTTAACGTGTATAATTCTTTAAAAGATGTTTCAGCACCTAAGTTTTGTAGTTGTTCATTTAATTTTACTGCAACCACTCTTTCAATAGCTGCTTCTCCTACATCTTGAGCTCCTTCAGGATATTTTGATAACAATCTATCCCCTATTTCACGCATTGATTGAGTTGGAACAAATTTAGTAGTGCCTGTAACATCATCTAAAATGGCATTAATTTGACTAAATTTAACTTCAGACGCTTCTTCAAAAACTTTAAACGCTTGATTTATATTTTTTAAAGCATCTTGATTTATTTGAGAATTTTTATTTAATCCATTTGAAATGGTATCTGCTGAGTCTTTTACACTTTTTAGTATTGATTTTAATGCTTCTCTCTCTGCTCTTATTATTTCAGCGTTAGGTCCTGTCGGTGATTGAATAACATCTCTCAATAATTGACCTGCACTTTTATCACCACTAGATGCACGTAACGCTTGTAGTTTGGCTATCCAATCGCCATGATTTTTTACCATAGCTTTGTGATTGTTAGTCATTCTTGCAGAAAAACCAGTGACACTTTCTGCTAATGATTCTGTTCTAGCTAATATAGGACTTAAACCTAATGTCTTTTTAGTTAGTTGAAAACCACGCTCTGTAGCTAAACCAGCGTCATCAAATAACTGACCTCCTTGTTGAGGTATAGTTGATTTAGGTGCAAGTTTACCAAATAATAAAAATGGTGTACCAAAAACCAATTCACCACCTGCCGCCCAAAGAGCTTCACGACCTGCATCTTTTGCTACTTCACCTGCTGTTTGGTCATTAACACCTGCTATGGCTTCTCCAGCCTCTTCAGCTACAGAGGCAGTAGCGGCACCTGCTCCTGCTCCAAGAGCACCACCAAACAAAGCACCTACTCCCGTTCCTATAATTGGAACAGCAGTGCCTATAGCCGCTCCTTTCGCAGCTCCTTTTAAACCACCAACAACAGCACCAGCGACTTCTGGAACAATACCAGCTAAATCAGCAAAGTCATATCTAGTAAGACCACTCTCATCAATGATAACATTTTTGTCTGTCTCTAAACCAAATTGTTTTGCACCACTTGGTGTCAAAGCAAACTGTCCACGATTATCTTGTGTAAAATCATCATCAGATAAACCAAACTTTTTTAAAACTTTAATTTTTTCAGAATCTTTTTCTGCTACAGATAAAGAAGCACGGAGCTTGGCATTTTTTATTCCAGTGGTTCTATCGAACATTTGTTCGTCTTTTTCTTTTGCTTCTATTTGAGATTTATCTGTTTTTATACCTGTTCCTCTTTTATAATATTCAGGAACATCTAATCCACTTGGTTTGTCTCTTAATGCTTTATAGGCTTCAGCAACTGTTTCAAATTCAGGAGTGCCTTTTTTATCTTTATTCGCTATTATCCAATCTGCATATTTTTCTAATTCAGCTTGACTCATTATTTAATCCACAATTTGATTAGCTGCGTTTAATTTTTCTGCCATAGGTCCTAAATTATAACCATATTGACCTAATTCTATATATGCTCTATCTAAAGAATTTCTTGATGCTTGAACAGTCAATTCAAAAACTTTTTGTAGTTTTTCAGCTAAAAATGCTGGATCACCACTATCAATTTCTTTAAGACTTATCGTACCAACAAAGTCTTCTACTAAAGCTCTATCACGATCAGATATTGTTTTTCCAGCTTCACCTAATATCAAAGCCGCATTTCCTGCTTGAATTGTTTTTAATATGTATTGTGCTCTTTTAGTAGGATTATCCATACCTTTAGCCATACCAAAAGCTTTAGCCCAACTAACACCTAAACTTTGTAACTTTGCTGGTATGGTAGTTCCTCCAGCTTGTGCTATTGCGTTTACTTCTTTTAGCTCATCTTCTAATTTAGTATATGATTTTTCTCTAGTATTTAATTCTTTTGCTATTGATGCTATTGGTGTTAATAACGCACCAGAAACTTTGTCTGGACCTTTATAATTTTTATCAGGAAGTTGAACTTGAATATTTAATTCTGGCAACAATTCAATTTTAGTTGCTTTACTCATATATTTGTCACCATATTCTTCTGGTGTCATTTGAGCAATTCTTATTTCATCTTCTAATTGTTGTTGTTGTAAACGTAAATCATAAATATATTTTTGATTTAATTTTTGCATATCATAACTTTGACCAATAGACATTTTATTAATTTCAAAAATTTTATTAGCAATGTCTTGGCTTTTAGCTTGATTAGTGGCTAGATCTTTTTGTCTTTGTCCTAAAGCATATTTACCTGCGGCTAGTTGACCAGCTCTGGCTTCTGATTTTGCTTTCTCAAGAGCAGGCAATGCCTTCTCACCAGCCTTACCAACCTCACTTAATATATTACCTACATTGAAACCTTTACCAGCTTTGTTCTGCATAAGAGCTAATCCAAGAGCCGTTAAAGCCATAGACTTATCAACTTTACCAGAGGCATCTATACCTGTGGCTTTTTCAAACTCTTTTTTATAATCTTCA